TAAGGTTTGAGCATAACGGTAAACTTTGCGACTTTGCTGGAAACGTTACAAATGCAGTAATAAAATTAATTTAGTGTTTTTTTGGGTTTATGTTTTGTAGTAAAGCCTTGTCCAATCGGGCAAGGTTTTTTTTATAACTTTGGAAAAATTAGAAATATGAAAATAAACGAATTAGGTTACTGGGAAACAACCGACGCAACCGGACACATTCACGACCGCAGTCTAGCCAATGCGCTTACCCAATATCTTTTGGACAATGGAATTAAAACAGTTGTCGATTTTGGTTGTGGAATGGGTGATTATGCCAAGGCGTTTAAGGCTGCTAATTTGGCCGTTGAGGCGTTCGATGGCAACCCGAATACGGAAACGCTATCGGAGGGAATTGGACGCGTCCTAGACCTCTCAAAACCTTTCTATTTAAAAAAGAAGTTTGACGCGGTCCTGTCTTTAGAAGTTGGCGAGCATATACCAGCCGAGTTTGAGGACGTTTTTATTAGCAACATTACTAAGCACGCGAAAAATACGCTGATTATTTCTTGGGCAGTTGAAGGCCAAGGCGGAAGCGGACACGTTAATTGCAGAAACAACGACTACATTATTGGCCAAATAACAGAACGCGGCTTTAAATACAACGAAAAGGCAAGCAATGAACTAAGAAAGGCGGCAACGAACGCGTCTTGGTTTAGTTACACTTTGCTCGTTTTTGATAAGGTCTAGCGTTCGCTGGACTTTTTTTTATCTTTACTTGGATAAACAAATATTTGCAAGATGGCAAACGGACACGGAGGAGCAAGACCCGGAGGAGGTCGACGACCAAAAGCGGACGAAATTAAAATTATAGAGCAAATGGATGCGATTGCCGTCCCAGAGGACGCTTGGAAAGCGCTTTGGAACCGTTGTAAAGACGGCGACATTCAGGCAATAAAGACTTGGTTAAATTACCGCTTTGGAATGCCTAAGCAACAGATTGACGTTACTACGCAAGGCGACAAGGTAACTCCGCCAATAGAATGGCTTAAAGGCAAGTAATGGAGGCAATCAAATTGTTGGATAAATACCAACCGCTTTTTTATGAGCAACCGGAAACGCGTTATTATCTAGTAACTGGCGGGCGTGGTTCTGGTAAGTCTTGGACGTTGTCTATGTTTTTGCTTAACCTGACTTACGAGGAAGGCCACGTTATACTTTTTACCAGATGGACGCTAACGAGTGCGTTTATTTCGATTATTCCGGAATTCATTGACAAAATCGAGTTAATGAATAAGGAGGGAGATTTTGAAATTACCCAAAGCGAAATTATTAACAAGGTAACCGGCTCAAAAATCCTATTTAGAGGCATAAAAACCAGCCAAGGCACGGCAACCGCTAACCTCAAATCAATTGCTGGAGTAACTACTTGGTTACTAGACGAAGCCGAGGAATTGGTTGACGAGGATATTTTTGACCGCATAGACTTATCAGTTAGGGCCGTAGATAAGCCAAACCGCGTTTTGTTGGTAATGAATCCAGCAACAAAAGAGCATTGGGTTTATAAACGTTTCTTTGAGGATTACGGCGTTAATTCTGGTTTTATAGGACTTAAAAACGATTGTACTTACATCCATACGACCTATTTAGACAACATAGACAACCTTAACCCGACAGTTATAAACCGATTTGAGGCAATGCGCCAACGGAATCCAACCAAGTACAACCACATTGTTATGGGCGCCTGGATGGATAAAGCAGAGGGCGTTATTTTTGAAAACTGGAAAATTGGGAATTTTGATACGTCCTTACCTTTTGGTTTTGGGATGGACTTTGGTTTTAGCATTGATCCAACGACATTGGTAAAGGTAGCCGTCGACGAAGACAACGGCCTAATTTACTGCGATGAATGTTTTGCCGAGGTTGGCCTTACAACCAGCGACATAGCCAAGCGCATTGGCAAACACTGCCAGCCTAACGAAATGATTGTTGCAGATAGTGCCGAGCCAAGGCTAATAAACGAGGTTTACAACTTAGGTTTTAATATCAAACCTTGCACTAAAGGGCCAGACTCAGTAAGGTACGGAATTAAGAAAATGCAAGACTACCAGATTGTCGTAACCGCTGAAAGCAAGACGATTATAAAAGAGTTGAATAATTACATTTGGAGCGACAAACGAAGTGATACGCCTCGGGACGATTACAACCATACAATCGATGCGATTAGGTACGCGTTTGATAAATTAACGAATACCAATGATTTTTGGCACGTTTAGGTTATCCAATGATTTTTTTATATTAATATCCTATTTTTACAAAAAAAGACGCACGGAATGAATTACATCGACCGCATCAAATCCCTAGTTGGACTTAATAAAAAGGACGCAACATATTTAAACGCCGTTTTCCCTTACTTGGGTAACAACGTAATCTGGACCGCGCCAACAACGCAAAACTTTGTCGAAAAAGGTCTTTACCTTAACTCCGACCTTTACTCGATTATTAACCTAATCGTTAACAAGTTGTCAGCGGCTCCGCTTATTACTTACGAAATAACAGACGAAAAGGCTTTTAAATATTACAAGGCAATGAGCGGAACAATGCCAAACTCTGGCGCCAAATGGTCCGCTGAAAAATTGCGAACTAAGGCAATGGAAGAGGTTAATATTCCTGAATTAGACCGATTGCTAAAAAAGCCAAACGAATTCCAAACGTGGGACCTCTGGTTAAAAGAAATTGCAGCCTTTAGATTAATTACTGGGAATGCTTATATGTACGGCGCAAGACGTGGAGACCAACCTAACGCGCCAATTATTGCGCTTTATTCTTTGCCGTCTCAGTATATGGAAATTATTTCTGGCGGACTAAACCAACCTATTAAGGAGTATCGTTTAACTTACAACGGTTACGAGCGCATCGATGCCAAAAATGTTGGACACTTAAAGAATTTTAATATTAGTTACCAGGCTGGCACGGCAAACCATCTTTATGGCGCCTCACCTTTACGCTCCGCGGTTCGTGATCTAACCACGTCAAACGATGGAAAGCAAGCGCTTTTAAGTATGCTCCAAAATATGGGAGCGCGTGGTATACTAACGGGAGACGGAAGCGTTAACATTACACGCGAGCAAGCGCAAGGCTTAAAAGAGGATTACGCGCACAATTACCAAGGATCAAACAGAGCGGGCGACGTAATCATTACGCCAGCCAAATTGTCTTGGGTGCAGATGGGAATGAATGCCGTTGATATGTCTATTATCGACACGCAAAAAGTAATTTTACGCTCTTTGTGCCGCGTTTACGGCGTCGATGCAAAACTACTTGGTGATACTGAGGCAAGCACGTTTAATAATACCGAGACGGCTTACAAGGCCCTAATTAATAACGTTGTGCGTCCGTTGCACGTTGAGATCAGAGACGTACTAAACAACTGGCTTTTGCCAAGTTACGGCAAAAACAACTACTTTGTCGATTTCGATTATATGGCCTATCCGGAAATGCAAGACGATATGGACAAACTTGTTCAGCAATTGTCTGCGGCTTACTGGTTAACGCCTAACGAGAAACGTACGGCAATGAATTACGGAGTTTACGAGAATGAGTTAATGAATAAGCCATTTATTCCACAGGGTTTAATGACCTTGGACGAATACGGCGCGCAACCAGTTGACAACATAGACAACGTGGGAGACTATGCCGAAACCAACGCGTAAGGAAATTGCTTTAGCCAATCAATTAGATGCTTTGCAAAGGCGTTACGAGAGGCGATACGAAAAGCAGATTTATACGGCTTTAAAGAAGCAATTAAAGCCTTATTTGGACGCTATTAAAGAGGCGCCAGGGAATATAAACGAGTTCGACCTAATTAGTCCAGCGCCATTGGCTGACGTTTTAGAGGACCTTTACGTTACCGCTGGCGTTGCGTATGCGGACGCAATGTATAACGCAATACAACCGCCAACAAAAGCAACTAAAGAAGCGTTACGCGCTGGATGGCGTGACTTTATGCGACGCTTTGCCGTGGTTAATATAACCGGTTTACTGCTAGACATTAATAAAACCTCGCGAGACATTATCCAGAGAATAGTTACTATTGGTTTACGGGATGGCAAAGGGGTTCCAGACATTGCGCGGACAATAGAGCAAAGCGTTGGCGCCATATTTACCAACCGATCCAAATTGATTGCACGGACTGAAATGGTAAAGGCAACCAACACCGCGGCAATGCAATCGTCCGCTACCTCGGATTTTATGTACGAAAAGAAATGGCTACCAGCCAGCGACCAACGTACTCGTCCGGATCACTTGGCAATGCTTAATTCTCAATGGATTCCTTTCGACGCAAAGTTTAGCGTTGGTGGCGTTCAGATGGACCGACCAGGCGACCCAAGCGCGCCAGCCTCTCAAGTATGTAATTGCCGCTGCAAGGTTGTATTTAGATTAATGCGAGACGTTGACGGCTTACCGATTCGTAAATGATTGCAAAGGTTATTAATTTGGATTCACGCCGTGATAAATGGCGCGCGTGCGAAATGGAGTTGGGGCCGCACTTTGAACTTGAGCGCGTTTCCGCAATACGCCACGAATGGGGATGGGTTGGACTAGCCAAAACATTTAATAAAATATTTGCAGAAGCCGAGGGCGACGTTTTAATTTTTGAAGACGACGCAACATATAGAGGATGGGTAACTAATCTTTTAAACGCAATTAAGGATTTACCGGAAGGCTGGGAAATGTTAATGCTTGGCGCAAATATTAAGGATCAAAGGATTGACAGGATAAACAACACGTTGGCCAGAACGTACGGCGCCTGGACAACTCACGGCATTTACTATTCTCACAAACTTTGCAAAGAGTTATCAAACCTAGAGTTTAGCGTTCCAATAGACGAATACTTTAGGACTGTTGTACATCCACGCGGCAACAGTTACGTCGTTTACCCGTTCCTAAGTTACCAGCGTCCAAGCGAGTCAGATATAGAAGGCGGCTTTAAAGATTACACTAATTTATTTTATCAATCCGAGGAAAGAGTTGGCTATTTTGTAAACCAGTAATTTATTGGTTTGCTTTTTTTTTTAACCCTTTTATTTTTACAAAAAAAGACGCAATGATTTACAAGAATATAAGCAGCGGAATTATTGAAGACGTTGACGACGTTAAAGGAATCGTTACCGGTTACTTTTCCGCGTTTAATAACATTGACTCGGACGGCGACGTTATCGTTTCTGGCGCATATAAAAAGACCGTAGCGGAAAACGGGCCAATGGGACGCAACCGCATTATGCACTTGCTCCAACATAATCCTCTTATGCCATTGGCTAAACCAATGGAATTAATCGAAGACGCTAAAGGATTGCGTTTTGTTTCTAAAATTACAGAGACCAGTTACGGCAAAGACGTAATTAAACTTTATGCTGAGGGCGTATTTAATGAGCATAGCGTTGGATTTGAAATTGTAAAGAGCGACAATAAAGCCGGTTACCGAGAAATTAGAGAAATTAAACTTTGGGAAGGTTCGACTGTTACTTGGGGAGCCAATGCTAACACACCAATCGAATCGATGAAGTCTTGGGATAAGCCAAAAAGCGAAGATATGATTGCAAAAATGTGCAACCTTATCCGCAAAGGCGATTTAACTGACGAAAGTTTAATAACTTTGGAAATTGCATTAAAGCAAATCGAACAACATTTAAAGTCCTTGCATTTAGACCCAGTTACGCAAAAGGAATCCGGCGCAAGTCAATTCATAATTGAGCAAGACCCGAGTTTGGCAATGGCTTTAGAGTTTGAATATTTACCTAAACTTAAAAAATTTATTTAACAACAAAATGGAAGCAATTAAATCACAATTGGACTCTGTATTGGCTAAATTGGAAGGAAACGAAGCGTTGATTTCCGACGTAAAGTCAATGAAAGAAGCGGGCGAGGAATTCAGAAAGAATTTGACTCAAGAAACCGCAAAACTAAACGAAAAAGCAACTGCGCTACAGGCTCAACTTGACCAAGTAGACGCAAGAACGCAAGCGGGTTTCGCAAGCGCACAAAAAGGCTATTCTTTTTCTAGCGAACTAGAGAAAGCATTTGCCTCTGACGCTTTCGGAAACTACAAGAGCGGAAACGCTAACAAGGTAAAGTTGGACCTTGAATTGAAAGGCGGAGATATGACAGTAGGAAACGCTTATACTGGCGAAGTTATCCCAGCGGACCGCGTTCCAGATTTGAAGTTTACTCCAAACAGAAAAGTAAACGTTCGTCAATTGTTGCCAGTTGGACAAACCTCTAGCAACCTTATCCGTTTCGTACGCGAGAGCGCTTACGATAACGCTGCAACTCCAACCGCTCAGGGTTCTCCAAAGCCTCAATCTGATTTCGATTTGACCGCAGTAGATCGTTCTATCCGTACAATCCCTACTTTTATGAGATTGACTAAGGAAATGTTGGACGATACTCCAGGCTTGATTGCTTACCTTTCTAGCCGTGCGCCAAGCAAACTTTTGAACGTTGAAGATACCCAAATTCTTTACGGGTCTGGAATCGGTCAAAACTTGCACGGTTTCGCAACAGATGGCTCCGCATATACCAACGTTTCTTTTGGTACTACCATCAACAGATTCGACGTTCTAGCGGCTGCGGTTGTTCAAACAACTAAGAATGAGTATAGCCCTAACGCTATTATGATTAACCCAACCGACTACTTGAGACTTGTTTCTACAAAAGAAACTGCTGGCGCCTATGTGTTGCCGTCTTATGTTTCAATGTCTGGAGGTCAAATGTTCATTATGGGCGTTCCAGTTTACGCAATTAATGGCGTTGTTGCTGGCGATTTCTTCGTTGGAGATTTGGCGCTTGGTTCTCAGTTGTTCGTACGTCAGGGCATTACGCTTGAATTCTTTGAGCAAGATGCTGACAACGTAACTAAAAACTTTGTAACTGTACGCGTTGAGGAAAGAATTGCACTTGCAGTTTACACTTCTCAGTCAATCGTTTACGGATCATTTGCTGCGGCTCTTGCTTCCGGTTCTGGTAACTAATTTCATAGGTTAGTTTTAGTTGAAAATTCCCGCACAATTTTGTGCGGGTTTTTTTATTTATTTAAAAATCAATAGGTTTACTAAAACCAAAGCAAAAAATTTATGAATGTAGTTTTTTTTGTACACGCGTGGGCGGGAACGCATAACTCGGGCGCCGAGTGGACAGTTCAGCACTACGCCAAATTTTTGCATCAAAAGGGATGCAGCATCGAGGTAATTTTACCAGAAAACCAGATTTATCCAGACGGCGAAAAGTTTGCGTTTATAAAATTTATAACCGGCTATTATTCCAATGAGTTTTTTTTAGCGCTCAGTAATGCCGACGTTGTCTTTACCCATTTAGATAATACAGGCGTTGCAATTAATTGGGCAAGGCATTTTAAAAAGCATTTGATTTTCCTTAGCCACAACGACCACGATTATAGAATTGTGCGAGCAAGGCAAGCCAATATTTCGGTCGTTTATAACAACAAAGCAAACGAGAAAAACGTAGGCGGTGGTCCTTATCCTAACCCGTCAATTGTTTGCAAACCTCCGATTTTCCCAGACGACGTAAAATATAACCGCAAGCACGGGCAGAACGTTACGCTTATTAATTGCAACGAAAACAAAGGAGGCAAAATACTGGTGGAACTTGCCAAGCGATTGCCTAAAATTAAATTTCTTGGTGTGCTAGGTAGTTACGGCGAGCAGATAATTGACGACACTTATAAAAATTTAAAGTACGTTCCGCAAACGCCTGACATTCATTTGATTTATGGCAAATCAAACATTGTTTTGATGCCAAGCGATTACGAGAGTTATGGACGTGTAGCGTTAGAGGCTGCGATTAATCGGTTACCAGTTATTTGCACGCCAACAGACGGCTTAAAAGAATGCCTTGGGGCCGCTGGCCTTTACTTTGACCGCGACGACCTAGACGGAATGGCTAAGAAAATTGAGGAATTAATGACAGACGAAATTCTTTACGACTTTCACCAAAACATTATGCGCAACTTGGCAGACGAACGGCTAAAATACCAAGACCAAGAATTGGAAGCATTTTATACCTTTATCGTTGACAAAGCAAAACGAGATTATAATGAGTGATTTACTTTATACACCTAGCAACGGATCATTTACTGGCTATTCCGTACAACTAGCAACTGGCGCAGTTACTGAGCCAATTACATTGCAAGAAGCAAAAGATTACGCGAGAATCGACGGCTTTAGCGAGGACGCATTAATTACTAGCCTAATAACAATGGCGCGCACACATTGCGAGTCGTATACTGGTAAATGCATTGTCCCTAAGACCGTAACTATTACCTCGTTTACTTACCCATATCAATTCCAAATGCCTTACGGTCCGCTAACAAACGAGTTAAATATTAGTAAATGCGTAACGCTAGACCAAAACGGCGTTGAAACGCCATTAACTTACCAGGTAAACGCTGGCTTGTTTCCAAAACTTGTAATTCTTGGCGGCGCTCAAAGTTACAAGTTTAAGTTGGTTTATACCGCTGGCTTTGGGGTTGTTCCAGAGGATATTAAACTAGCCATTAAAATGATGGTAAACACGCTTTACGAACGCCGCGAGGACTTTAGCGATTTACAGGCCATTGAGTCGCCTTTAGGTGTTAAAGCCTTGTTAATGCCATATAAAACTTATAACTGGTTTGGAGCGTGAGGACTAATAAGGAAATTAAAGCGGGCGATTTGCGGGAACGCATTTCGTTTTTAAATTCAAACCTTAGCGCAGACGGTTACGGCGGTTTTTATTCCGCGCCTGGTTTAGTTTATACTTGTTGGGCCAAAGTAACCAACTTGTCCGGACGTCGTCAAAATTCCGAGGATCAAATGGTTATAAAAAACCAATGGGAAATAATTATAAGAGACAATCCTTTAGTTACACTTAGTAAGTCGATGCATATAACTTATGCTGGTCAAACGTTTATAATCGACTCATTCATTGACGCGCTAGAATATGACCGAATGATTAGAATTATAGCAATGGAAAGGGAATAATGTTAAGTATCGAATTTAATAAGCAAAGTTTAAACGCGTTTTACAAGTATTTAAAAGACTTGGAGGGCCAGGTTGCGGACTATGTTCGAGCGGAAATAGAGGACTCGATGCTTTCAATTGAGACGGACGCGGCAAGCGACGTGCCAGTTGATACCGGAGCGCTAAAAAATAGCATACAATCAACGCCAATAAAGGCAACTAAAAACCAGATTACTGGAGGCGTGGAGGTTGGCGCTGAGTATTCGCCTTATATTGAGTTTGGAACTGGCAGCCGTGTAAAAGTACCTAACGAATTAAGCGATTTCGCGGCTCAGTACAAAGGTGCTGGAATTAAGGAAGTCAATTTACCAGCACGACCTTTCTTTTATCCGGCGGTATGGAAGCAACGCCAAGAATTGCCGAAAAATATTGAGCGAACGTTAAAAAAATTATTTGAAAAATGAGAAATATTAAAGCATTTGTTCGCAAGGCTTACTGGCAAGCGCTAAACAATACGATTACTTATAAGGGGCAACCGGTCCCTTGTTACGATACTTTTGCGCCTGATAACGCGCCTTTTCCTTATATTTTAATTGGAAACCAGACGCAAGCGGACGACAAAGACAACCAGCAATATAATTACGTTACTACAATCGTTTTGGACGTGGTTACGGCGTCGATTGCTCCCTATGGTAGGTTAGACGCGGATAGCATAGCCGACTCAATACTGCAAGCCGTTTGCCTTTATCCAGAAAACTATTTGCTGCTAGACGTCGGCAAAATTGTAACCGCTAAACTTATCCAGCAAACTAGCCTTTCAAGTATTACCGACACTAACGTTGTACATCGGGAAATTTTAACGATTGAAAATTGGATTGATGGGCAAGGTTAATGGATCAACGCTTTTCGTAATTGTTGGCGAGCAAATAATTGCCAAGTCAAAGGCTTACCAACTTAGCGTTGAAATGGAAAAATTGGACTCTGTTTCCAACGCTAACGGAATGTTTACCGACCATATAAGCAAAATAGGGTCTTGGTCTTTATCGTCCGATGCGCTAACTATTTACGACGGCTATTCCTATGGCGACCTTTACGAGGTGTTTAAAAACAGGCAACGCGTTTGGTTGTCAATTGGCGCCGAGACGGATTACACTTTACTAGGTTTGGCAATGGTCGAATCGTTGACGAATTCCGCAGAAATGGAAAACGTTGCGAGTTACTCGATAAATTTTCGCGGTGTTGGTGAGTTGTATCAATCAACTTTGCCAGCCGAGCGTTTTATTGTTGACGAATTATTCGAAAAAATTATTGATCAAGACTCGAATTATTTGATTTATACTTGATGGCAGATATTACCAAATGCAAACCGCAGCGCTGCAAATTAAAAAGCCTTTGCTTGCGCTACACAACACCGCCAACGGATTGGCAGCCATATTTTACAAAAGAGCCAAGCGAGCCGTGCGGGACTAAATGCGAAATGTTTAAGCCAAATAATTAATTATAGGTTTGCATTTATTTAAAGACCTTTTATTTTTAAAAAAAAAATCGAATTAAACGCTCAAAAATATGGCTACAACTGGCAAATTTAACGGCACGCTCCTAAACGTTTACCTTGATAACGTTATGATTGGCTGCGCAACATCTTCTGAATTATCCGTAAACGTTGACCTTGCAGATGCAACTTGCAAAGACGACGGAGGTTGGGCAGATCACATTGCTGGCCTACGCGATTGGTCAGTTTCAACTGACGGCTTGGTTGCATTTGACGATACCAACAACGTTGGCGACATTTACACGCTTTTGAGCGGTCGTACTGTTGTTGCTTTGAAATTTACTACCAATGTAACTGGAGACTTGGTATTTTACGGAAACGCAAGCGTTGCATCTATTAGCGTCAGCGCTGAAATGGAAGCCGCAGTAACTTACTCCGTAGAATTTACCGGAAAAGGTCCTTTACTTAAAGCAACCGTAGTACCAGCAAGTACTTAATTTTTGCTAACTTGCCCGTATGAACTACACAGGCAGAACAACAGTTAAAATAAATGGTGGCGCCTATCCTCTTAAATTTGGGATGGGCGCCTTAATCCATTTTAGCGAAACGCTCGGTTATGACGTCCAAGCGACGATTGAGCAACTAACAACGCCAGGCGTTGCACAAATTAAATCAATTGCAAAGTTTGTCTTTTCGGCTCTTTATGTGGAGGCGATTTACAAAGACAAAGAATTGGATTTAACTTACGACGATATTTTGGACTGGGTCGATATGACCAGTCCGGAGGAACTTGGCAAGGTGATGCAAACTATTATGTTTGGCTTATCGGCAATTACTAAAGTAGACGTTCCAGAGCAAGAAGGCGGCTCAAAAAAAAAATAACATTTAACGAGGTTTGGCATTATGCAATCGGGGAGTTGGGACTTGATCCTAACTCCTTTTATTTTATGTCTTTTGCAGAATACCAGTCGATTGCTTACGGCCATCAAATGCGCGAAAGCAAACAGGAAAATTTGTTTAGATCACTTTGGGTGCAGTTAAACAACGTTAACGTTACCAAGAAAGGCGACCTAATTCGTAAGCCTGAAAAGTTCTGGAAGATTCCGCTATTGGATGCCAAGCCGGTTAAAATTCCAACCAAAGCCGAGGTCGCTAAGGCATACGAAATTGGACTACAATGGCAAACGCTTAAATTTGAGGAAGAGGCCAACTTTGATACGATAACTAATAAAATACAATGAGCGCTAAATTAAACGTTGATATAGTCGCGCAACTAAAGGAGTTTAACAAGTCGATGACTGAGTTAAAATCTGAGGTTAACGACGTAAACAAAAGTATAAGCCAAAGCAACGACGAAACGGTTAAGTCTACTAAGAAAATGGGCAGCGCCTTTTCTGAGGTTGGCAAAACAATGGCGGCGGTTTTCACGGTTGATTTGTTAGTAAATCTTGGCAAAAAAATCCTAGATACTACAGTTGAATTCCAAAAAATGGAGGCGGTTTTAACGACCGCTCTAGGTAGCAATTCAGCGGCAAAGGCTGCGATGGACCAAATCGTAAATTTTGCAAGTAGCACGCCTTTCCAAGTAAATGAGTTAACCGATGCGTTTGTAAAATTGTCCAACCGTGGATTTATTCCAACGATGGACGAAATGCGCAGAATGGGTGACCTTGCAAGTTCTGTAGGCAAATCTTTTGACCAGTTAACCGAAGCAATTCTTGACGCGCAAAGCGGTGAGTTTGAGCGTTTAAAGGAGTTTGGAATTAAAGCATCGGCGCAAGGAGACGTTGTACAATTCACTTTTAAAGGAATTACAACCGAGGTACAAAAATCCGATAAAGCAATACAAGAATATTTATTGGGCCTTGGTAATTTGGAAGGCGTTGCTGGATCAATGGAGGCTATTTCCAAGACGACAGGCGGCCAGATTTCAAACTTAGAGGATAATATAACCCAACTATTTAAAAACATTGGAGACAGTTCTAGCGGCTTTATAAATTGGTTTATTAAGGACCTAAATAACGTCATTTCGACAATGCGCAATTTTGGCGAGGTTGTCGAGTTAATGAACCCATTTAAAACGCTTTCTGAATCCTCAGAGGAGGCACGGACTTATCTTTTAAAGGTTAACGATTCAACTGACGATTTACAAAGAACAATTAAAGACGTTGCAAGTGAATTTGATAATTTAGACGTCGCTACGTTAGAGGCTGGCACGTCGCAAACTCGTTTCTTAAACGAAATGATTCGCTTAGGCCATACAGTTGAAGATTCAAAAGCATTATTCCAGACGTACGTTAAACTAAGAAAAGAGCAAGCGTCCTCTGAGGCAATGCTTGCAACTTCTACGTCGGCAACAACTGCAGCAACTAAGCAAAACACTGCGGAAGTAGAAAAGCAAGCGGCGGCAAGACAAAGAGCGCACGAACAAAGAATTAAGCAACTAAGAAAAGAAGCCGAAGAATTTCTTAAAAACCAAGACGCGACTCTTAAAAAGGTTGGAAGTCGAGACGCATTTGGTGGGCAGCCTACGGACGTATCTAAGCAAGTAACTCCGGAGCGTTTGGCAATGATTCAAAACGCATCGTCTAGCATTTTGGCAATGAATAAGCAAATCGCTGCAACGATGCCAGGTATTATAATACCAGAAGACGCAATTGAAAGGCTTAACTTGGCGGCTGCGGCTCAAAGCCAAATGGCTTACGAGACTCAATTGGTAGCGCAAAATATGAATGCCGCTTTAATGGTTGGCGATATGTTTGGCCAGGCGCTTGGGCAACTTGCAGAGACTGGAAAAATTAGTTTCCAAGGCATTTTTGACGCGTTGAAACAAATGGTTTTAAGGTTTGCGGCTGCTATTGCCGCAGCGATAACGTTAAACATTTTAACCGGTGGCGCGGTAATGTCTGCGGGTAAAGCCGCTGGCGCCAAAAGTGGTTTTGGAGCGCTTTTAAAAGGCGGTTCTAGTTTGGGAATCGGAGGTTTAACACCTTTCGCCAACGGCGGTATTGTCAGCGGCCCTACTCCAGCCTTGGTGGGTGAATATACCGGTGCGCGTACAAATCCAGAAGTAATTGCTCCTTTGTCAAAGTTGCAAAATATGATGGGCGGAAACGTTACCTTTACAATTAGCGGCGACAACTTAGTTGGAACGCTAAACAGAGCAAACAAAACACGGGCGAGAAAATTCTAAAAAATGGCATACGGTCTAAAATACACAATACCTTTTAAAGATATTGACGACTATTCCAACGTCGTAGAAATTTACCAAGATGGCTTTGTTGGATCAGTTACGGAACTAATTGCAACAGACGTACCAGCGACGCACACATACGAGCGCGAAGACAACGAGGACATTACGTCCAGCATTATGTCGGCAACGCTTACCGTTTCTTTTTATTCGACTGACGTTACCGATTTTAGAAATTTCTTTAGTTACTCAGACCGGGAGTTTTTGGTTATTCACAAATTCCAAGGCGACGTTGTATTTAAAGGCTACCTATTAAACGATATTACTGGCGAGCCATTCCAGGACCCGCCTTACCCGGTTGTCGTAACTGCGACCGACGGCTTGGCTCAGTTAAAAGAAATTACTTTAACAGGCCCAAGCGTAGACACAGATTTAGGCGAGTTAATCTTTTACCAACTTAATACGCTAGACCTCGAACTGGATTTTGAAATTTGTAACGACCTTTACGAGGGCCTTGTTATGGATAACACCAAGTCCATTTTTGCGCAAACAGTTGGCGAGAATTTGTTAGTGCAAGAGTTTACGTTTGACGAATTAGGCATTAACGCTTTTGATTTTTTGCTGGAGATTTGCAAAACGATGGGTTGGGTATTGTTTCAGCGCAATGGCCGTTGGATTATTCAGCGCGCAATATCTAGAAACATTGACTCGACAACTATTTACGTTCACGACTGGAACACCTACGCAGTAAAGGAAAGTTACCAAAATAACGCGGTCGATTCCGCAGAAACGTGGTATTTAAAAAGTATTACGGCTAATCCTTATAGAGGCATAGCATACGGCAACGGAAAATTTGTAGCGGTATCAAACGGCTCGTTTAGCATTATGCATTCAAATGACGGCGTAACGTGGACAAGCGCAACCGTTGGCTCTTTTGGTTTATCGGACGTGGTTTATGCAAACGGCAAATTTGTTGCGGTTGGCGGTGAGTTATCCGGAAGCACGTTAATAACTAATATTCAGGTTTCAACCGATGGCGTAACCTGGACAAGGTACACGCCAAGTTTTCAAATACAATTAAAGGCCATAACATACGGCAACGGCTTGTTTGTTGCAGTTGCTAATAGTGGCGCAGTTAATCGTTTGGCAACGTCGACAGACGGCATAAACTGGACACAACGAACGCCAGCGGCTAATAATGATTGGCAATCTGTTGCGTATGGGAACGGTAAATTTGTTGCTATTTCTAGCAATGGAACCAACCGCACAATGTATTCGACCGATGGCATTAACTGGACAGGAATAGCAGTAACACCAAACTCCAACAGCATTATTTTTGCCGACGGAAAATTTACAACTGGTAAAAATTACTCAACTGACGGCATAACGTGGACAAATTCAACGCTGGAATTTTCTCCTTTTGGTATTGCTTACGGCAATGGCTTATTTGTCGCGGTTGGTCAATCTTTAAGCAATAGAATAGCAATTAGCACGGACGGCATAACGTGGCAATTGGTAGTTGCGCCAGCATTAACAACGTGGACTTGCGTAGAATATGGCGAGAGTAAATTTGTGGCTTTGGCCGACGATGGCGCTAATAGAATAATGGTTAGTTATTCCAATGAAGGCAACACGCCAGAAGTAATTGGAGATCAAGACGGCGTTAATACAAAGTGGATTCCGGTAAGCGCTGACCAATTATTGCAATACCAAAGACCAATTAAAAAACTGACGTTAACGCAAGGCGATTTAGGCCAGTCAATTATAACAAATGGCGAATCGTTTAACGAGGACAGTTGGTTTTTGGAAGGTCCTTACAAGCCTTACGACTGGACAATTACGCCAGACGAAGACACGCCTATAATTCAAATATTTCCTAACAACATACCACAAGCAACCGGATACGACGACGAGCAAGGAGTTAGTTGGGATATTAGATTTATGCCTAACGGCGAGGAAACTGACCAGCCAATTACTTCAAAACCCGTTTTCTTAGACTTTGCTGGCTTGTCTTTGGACTTGGAAGTTGATATTGATTACTTGACCGCTGCCAGCGCTATGGCAATAGCAGTAAAGCACGTCGATTCCAGCGGGACTGACCGCTATTTAGGTACTACTTTAGTGGGTTCGTTTAACCTTTTGCAATGGGATGAAACCTATAATACTTTCGTATTCTATTCTACTAAAGACAATGACAAAAGAAAGTTTAAACTCACCTCTTTTGTGTTGCCAACGGCTGGCTTTTTGTCAGTTGAGTTAAAATACTTTGGACCAACTGGTAGCGCAGTAGTTACTGGCGTTAAAATTATCCCAATATTTGAAGGCAAAAGAAATCCTAGCAGCGTGGACAAAGTTTACGAGACCGCGCGCGCGTATACGAGCATACGTAAAGACGATTTAACGTTTAGCGATCTATGCATTACCGCTTCAAAAAACTGGCTAAAAATTGGAGAATTGCCAGCAATTGTTTTCGTTGAGAAATCATTGGCTGCAACCCCTAACATTATCCAAGTGCCAAGCGGCGCGGTTACCCAGGTTAATAGATTAACGGATACACTTGGCGCCAATACGCTAGACTTTACCGGAGGCGTTGTAAATGGTCAATACCAGCGGCAATTTGTTGCGGCGTCTGGCTTTACTATTGATTCGACCTTTGTATTGGTTTCTAGTTTGTCCGGAGTTCCGCCAATTGGGACGGCAATTTTGCCGATTGTTACGACAATTAGCAGCACGCAAAGAAATTTAACCGTAACATTTACAAATTACGATTACACAGGCGAGGCAAACGTACAATTGCAAGTTTTCTTGAAAGATAGCAACGGCAATAATTACCAGACGTCGACTTTTCTTTTGCAAGTCAATGCTAACGGGACAATTACCTACGCGCAAACCAATATATCGTTTGAAAACCAAGCGCTTTTGGGCGGTTATTCGCCTACTTTGCGCGATTGTTACGCTCGTAATGTGTTGACTATTTACAACGCTTTGAGTTATCGTTTAGAGGGGTCATTTAGACGCAAAGGCGAGACAATAGGCAACGCTTATTTACCGGTTTCGCTTAATTATTCTGGTTATACTACGGTGCGAATGCAAGTAATTGGCTGGGAGTACGATTTTGCAACGCGCGTTGCGCGCATTACCTTTGGACAAGTACCTACGGCTTACGTTTACCCAATTTCCTAAAGATGGCAAATAGACGATTTATAGATTTTCCGATTGCAACAACTGTTGGCGATTCCGATATTATACTAATCTGGCAAAGCGGCGTAAATAAACAGACGACAAAGGCCACATTTTTAAGCGGTTTACCTGAGAATTTAGACGAATTAAACGACGTTGCGATTAGCGGTTTGACCAATGGGCAAATTTTGCGTTATGACTCGGTTACTGGTAAATGGGAAAACACCGACCAGGGCAATTTGGACTTGAACGATTTAAACGACGTTTCGATTGTTTCGCCAAGTAACGGCCAGGTTTTGGTTTATAATTCCTCAACAAGTAAATGGGAAAACTCCAGCGGCGGTTTTGTGCCTTATACTGGAGCCGTAACAACTGTTAACCTTGGAGCGCAAACAATACAGGCTGGCCAATTTGTAAAGGCTGGAGGTACGTCTTCGCAATTCTTAAAGGCGGACGGCTCGATTGATTCTACGGCCTACGGGACTGGATCAGTAACCTCTGTAGGTTTAACTATGCCATCGGCTTTTAACGTTGCAAATAGTCCAGTAACAACGGCTGGAACGCTTGCCGTAACTGGCGCTGGAACGGTTGCGCAATACATTCGAGGCGACGGCTCTTTGGCCGATTTCCCAGAGTCTAGCGGTGGGGGTTCGTCAGTTAGTTACTATTTAAATGGCTCTGTTAATCAAGGAACAATTGGCGGCGTTGCTTATCGAGAATTAAGCAAGGTTCCCATTTTGGGAGCTGGAACGGATTTCACAATTAACTCAGACGGCTACATTGCATCGTTTTTAACAGATGCTGGCGACCCAAATTTATTGGAGATTCCTGGCGGTAACTGGAACTTTGAAACCTACTTTAGCGCGTCAAGTGGTGGCGGTTCGCCTACGTTTTACGTTGAACTTTACAAGGTAAATTCAGGCGGAACGGCTACTTTAATAGCGTCTAGCAGTTCGGCGCCTGAGTTAATTGCATTTGGAACAAATATAACCGCTTATTTCTCTAGCCTTGCAGTACCTACAACGACTTTGGCTTTAACGGATAGGTTGGCGGTTCGCTATTACGTTACGCATTCAGGTCGTACAATTACGATGCATACTGAAAATAACCATTTATGCCAGATTATAACCACGTTTACAACTGGTTTAACGGCTTTAAATGGGTTAACGGCTCAAGTGCAAAACTTTGCGACTGGGACAACTGGAACGGACTTTAACATTGCAAGCGCAACGGCAACGCATACGTTTAACTTGCCTACTGCAAGCGCTACAAATAGAGGCGCATTAAGTTCAGCGGATTGGACTACCTTTAACAATAAGCAGAACGCTTTAACTAACCCAGTAACTGGAACTGGAGCGGCTGGAAGAGTTGCCTATTGGAACGGCTCCGGAACTATTACCTCGGATTCTCTTTTTCAATGGAATGACTTTTCTAAAAGGCTTGGAATAGGTCGAACTCCAACGGTTTCCTTAGACGTTGAAGGTGCTGGCTTTTTTTCTGGTACTGTTACGGCTTCGTCAATTATAAAAAGCGGTGGAACGTCTAGCCAATACCTAATGGCAGACGGCTCAGTTTCTACTTTAACCAACCCAGTCACGGGAACAGGCACGACTAACTACTTGCCTAAGTTTACGGGAGCAAGCACGATTGGGAACTCCCAAGTTTTTGACAATGGGACTGGAGTTGGTATTGGGATAAATAGTCCTAGCAACAAATTAGACGTTTTAGGCTCTGCTGCTAGTCCAAACTTAGTAGGGACAAATGCATACGCTAGATTTTATCAAAGTGGAGGATATGCAAACGTAACTATTGGCGCGTTAGCGTCTGGCTCATTTGCTGGCTGGATTCAAACAAGCGATGGCGTTGGAACCGCATTACCGTTAAGTTTACAACCAAGCGGAGGCAACCTCCTAGTCGGCACAACCACAGACAACGGAGCGAGGTTGCAGGTTAGTGGGACGAGTACGTTCAGCGATATAGCAACATTTAACAACGGAACAAATAGTACAAATGGAATTAAAGTAGTTTCGACTCTATCAAGTTCATTATTTACAGGAGGTATTGAATTTATAAGAACAACCGTTGCTGGTGGTTCTAAGGTTCAGCCATTAAGAGATGCCGCTATTGGTGGAGTAGGTCTAAACTTTTTAGTTACAGCGAACAACACGGCAGAGGTTAACGCTACTTATACCTCCGCAATGACTATTTTAAACAACGGAAACGTTGGGATTGGTACGGCGAGTCCGATAGAAAGGCTACACGTTGAAACCTCAAACGAATACCAAATAACTTGGGCAAGAACTGGCGCTGGTAAACGTTGGGCAATTGGAACGGACACGGCTGGTTTTTATTTTAACAACCGTACGGACTCAGTTTTGCCATTATATATAACTAACGGCGGCAACGTTGGGATTGGTACGGCTAGTCCGGGTCAACTTTTGCATTTGTATACTAATCTTGCAACTTCCAGTGGTGTAGGTACTGCTTTGCAAATTACAAGCGATGGTGCTGGTGGAGATAATGCTTGGATTGGCGTAAATAAAGGAACGGGTAATGGACTGGAATTTTCTGTTGAAAATAGAGATATTATTTTTAACACAAGTGCAACTACTCCTTTTGGAGGCTCCGAACGAATGCGAATCACATCAGGCGGCAACCTCCTAGTCGGCACAACCACAGACAACGGAGCAAGGTTGCAGGTTAGTGGCACGTTGACAGCAAGCAGTACAACATTAACGGCTTCTGCAAATACTTATGCTGGTGGGTCTTTAAAATTAACTTCTTTTACTGGAGGTACAAACATTTTTTTAACTAGTGTTAGCGGACTTTTTGCTTTATCAAATGGAGGAGGTGCTGACCATTTATTAATAGCCTCCACAGGTGCCGCGACATTTAGCAGTAACCAAAACGCGACTAGTACATACACAATTCAAAATACAGATACAACTAATACAAGTTCTAGGTTAAAACTAGATTTAATTAGCGGAAACTCTGCATTATCAATTGTATCAATACACAACGACCATAATTATATAGCCTCAGTAACTGGCAAAGATTTGTATTTCCAACAAAGTTTTGGAGGGACTACAAATATGATTATTAAAAGCAGCGGCAACGTGGGGATTGGGACAAGTTCGCCGAGTGGTAAATTGCATTTGTCTAGTACTGGTGATACTTATTTAGTAATGACAGGTGGGGCTAGTCCAAGAACATACTCTTGGCTAGTCGATGCAACTAATTTAAGATTGTTTAGTGGAGTTGGAGATACTACATTACTTACCATAGCCTCTACAGGCGCGGCTACCTTTTCAAGTAGTGTGACGGCTGCAACAGATGTAACATTAAACAATGGAACCTTATTTGTATCGGCAGGAAGTGGAACAAGTTATTCTGGTAGACTTTCAACCGCTTACATTTTTCCATACATAACCACATACTTAGATAGTTTTGCTGGTTCTGGATGGGAAGGGCGTTTGCAATTTAGAACAAATAGTGCTGGTGGGGCAATGAATACCCAAATGACTATTCTAAACAACGGCAACGTGCTGATTGGAACGACAACGGACGCTGGCGATAAACTTAGAGTAAATGGCAATACCTTTACCAATACAATTATGACTTGGAACCCCGAAAACGACAATAGGTCTGGAGTTGCTTGGCGACTAGGTGCTGCAAGTATTGGCGCCGTTACACCAAACAGAAGATTGCGAGTAAATGTTGGCGGAGTTGAATATTACATAGGAGCAATAGAAGTATAAACTAAAAAAAAATAAAAAAATGAAATCAATTGAACCAGTAACCGCGTGGAAAAATGGCGAGCAATTAGAGGCTAATTTGCTAAATGCCTACATTATTAACGACAACCTTGCAACGTCTTGCTCTTTCTACTATTCGCTAAATACTAGCGGAGACGGAACAGAGGCAATGCCTTTGGTATTGGGCCAAGTCGTTGCCGAGGGAAATTTAACAATGAGCGGCGAGGATTATATTGCTTGGGATAATTCAAACGAGCAAGCGTATCAGTATATTGCCGAAAAATTAAACCTAACCCTAATTTAAATTTATGATTGTCAACCTAGCAATTGCCTTAACTGACATCGAAGGCAAAGAAATTACCAACGAGAATGGCGACCAAATGTTTTTGAGCAAAATGGTCGGAAACGCTTTGTTTAGCGCTGAAGAAAAAGACGACCCGATTCGACTTTACGAGTTGGCTAAGAAAATTTACTATTCTGAGGGCGACATTGAACTAAGCAAAAGCGACGCCGATTTGATTAAGGAAAAGGTCAAGGCCAAAGGCTTTACTGTGCTTGTTTTGGGGCCGCTTTACGAGGCTTTAAAGGAAAAGTAATGGTAAACCACCACCTTAAATTTAGAGGGCTAGAAATAGCCCTTTTTTATTTGGTTTAAAATGCCTTATTTTTGATAAACGAATTAATTAAATGCAATGCACCACATACCTCCTTTTGAACAAGTATTAGGCTTAGGCATAATTGGCACGCTTGCCTCAATTATTGATATGAACGAAAGCCTTAAATTTCTTATTCTGCTTTTAACGTTTGTCGGTTTGGTTGTGAAGTTGTGGGAACAAATCAAAAAAAGCGAATTTTTTCTAAAGGATATCCAAGGCATTTGGAAAAAAATATTTAAGAAGTAATGGCAAAAGCGGTAAGCGTACAAAAAGCGTCTTCATTCGGCAAGCGAAGACACGGCAAAGCAAAAAAATCCTATTCCAAAAGTGAGCAAAAGCCAAAGAAATATCGTGGACAAGGACGTTAAAAGTAATCGAATCCGCTTGGGAATCTGGGCGGGTTTTTTAATTATAGTTGGAGGCGTTGCCGCTTTCTTTTTACCGGAGCATTCCGTTTCGGCTTTCTTTGACTTGCTAAAAACAATTATAACCAGCCTACTCTTATAATGGAGTTAACCAAAATAGCACGAAACGTGCATACAATCGCCCTAACAAAGGACGAAAATCGATTGGCTTTACTTAGCGACGTTCACTGGGACAATCCAAAATGCGACCGCAAAATGCTAAAGGCTCATTTGGAATATTGCAAAGAAAATCAAATACCGATATTTATAAACGGCGATTTCTTTTGTTTAATGCAAGGCAAGTACGACCCACGGCGAAACAAAAAAGATATTTTGCCAGAGCATAATAAGGCCAATTATATAGATGCGGTAATTGAAACCGCAGTTGAATGGTGGTCGCCTTACGCTCATTTATTAACCGTTATCGGATACGGAAACCACGAAACGGCAATTATTAAAAACCTAGAGACTGATCCGCTCCAGCGCTTTGTCGATTTGCTCAATTACACGAACAAAACAAACGTGCAAACCGGAGGTTATGGCGGTTGGTTATTGCTTAAATATTCAATCTGGGAAAATACCCATATGAGCAAAAATATTAAGTATTTCCACGGCTCAGGAGGTGGGGGTATTGTTACAAAGGGCGCGATTAATTTAACTCGTGCGCTCGAAATGTATGAAAATATGGACGTTTTTTTAATGGGCCATATTCACGAAAACGCAAGCCGTAACGACGTGCGCGAGACAATGGAATACAACCCAGGAAAGCGCGTTTACGAATACGTCCACAAACAAATTCACCTTGCAATTACTGGAAGTTATAAGGAGGAATACCAAGACGGGGCCTTTGGCTGGCACGTTGAACGTGGTGCGCCCGTTAAACCAGTTGGCGGTCGAATACTAACGCTAAACGTAACTAGAGAACGCGGCCAAAATGGACAGAGTTATGAGTTATTAATTGATAGTTGTAAATTTCCGTTATGAAACTTTCGACCAATTTCGACCTTAAAGAGTTTGCAAGCGCTGACGGAAAAGAGCCAAGCGCAGAAGTGTTAAAAAACCTTACTGAGTTGGCCAAGAATTTAGAAGTATTGCGAAGCCATTTAAAGGCGCCTATTCACGTTACTAGCGGTTACCGATCTAAAGAGCATAACGCAAAGATTGGCGGCGCTTTAAAATCGTTTCACGTCTTGGGAATGGCGGCGGACATCCAAGTTAAAGGAATGAAGCCGGAACAAGTTGCAAAGGCAATTGAGTTGCTAATTGCTGACGGCAAAATGCTAGAGGGCGGAATTGGTATTTACAGAACGTGGACGCATTACGACGTTAGACGTACAAAAGCACGGTGGACAAAATGAAAGCAAGTTTAGAATTTAATTTACCAGAGGAAAATTACGAATATTTGAACGCAACGAATGGCACTAAATACCGCTCTGTTTTGTGGGATTTGGATCAATGGATGCGGGCCAAGTTAAAGTTTGAGGAATTATCGGACGGCCAATACGACGCAATAAAGGAAACGCGGGACCAGTTGCGCGCCTTATTACAGAACGAAAATATAGACATTTACGAATGAGAGAGTTATTAGACAACGAGCGAATTAGGATTGCGACAATTTCGTTTTTAATTGGCGTTGTCTTGACTTTTGTAGTTTTCCCAAAACCAGAGTTTGAGACGGTTTACAAAACGAAAACTGAGCGATTAACCGATACTCTATACATCACGTCGATTGATACGGTTTACATTCCAAAAACTAAGATTAAAACGCAAGTTTTACGCGACACAGTGCTAATCGATTTTAAGCCACAAATAAGCCAGTTTAACGCGACTTTTCCTTTTGACTATGGAAGTACTAAGGTGAGCGGTGAAGTACTCGGAGAAGTGCTAAAAATGACCGCTACGAACGATTATAAATTACCGGTGGTAACTAATACGATAACCGAGACAAAAACAGAGACAATTATACAAAAGCCTAAAGGTATTTATCTGGGGGGTGGGGTTAATTCTTTGTTGCAACCTAGCGCAAATGTTTCCTATTTGGACAACAAGTATTTATTTACTTACCAATTCCAGCCTTTGCAAGGCATTCACCAAATCGGCGTTTCTAAAAAGTTATTTTAGGTTTGTTACCTTTTTAAATAAATTTGTAACAATTGGCGACGATTCAAAGGTAAAAAACTGCAAAATTTACCCTCGTTAATCGGATTATTTCCGATAACGTTAAACATTTTTTACAAAACGCGCCAAATTGTAAACTATGTTTTACAAATTTTTAACGCTTTTCCATTTATGAGTCCCGTCTAGTTCGTCGTAATTACGTTTTGAATTTTCAATTACTTTTAATAAAACAAGGTAACCGATTAGATCATTGACAACGTCTTCGTCGTCTTTTTCCAATGATCCGTTTTTAATCCGCTTTAACTTGTCATCTATCCGGACAAATAGCGCTTGCTCTGGCGACAATTGACTAAACACGCCAAGCGGCTCGAGCGCTGAGTTGCCGTACTTTTGATTTTTGGCAATTAATAAATCTTTAATTTCGTCCAAAACCGACTTTACTTGTTCGCTGAATTGCATTACCCGTGTATTTTTAAAAACTCATTCCATCAAATTACAAGCAAGGCAAAGATTAGCGCCAGGCCAACGACGATAAACCAACTTTTAAATCTTTGCATAAACAGACTTAAATGAAGTAAACTTTTCGCCTTTTAAATATTGAGACGTTTTAAATTTGGATCGGCCTTTTTTTATCAGCAATCCATCGGTAAACAAAACGTAAAATTCGTTTTCAGCAAACACCTCGTTAAACTCTAAATATTCCCAATACCATTCCGCTGGCTTGCGATTTTCGTCAATTACCCGCACGGCATTGCCATAGTTAAACGGATTTAAAACCTGGTTTTCTTCCATTTTTATTTGCAAGTTATAATCAATTTAAATGAGACTGCGACAAAACTTGTCGATTAGTTGAAAAAAAAGTAAACAATATTTTTGTTTTTAATTTAAACCTTTTATTTTTGGTCTAGTTATTCACTTAAACACTAACCCAATGAATTACGACGAGCAAAATTATTACGACCAAGAAGTACAATTTGAGTACGAAGGACGAACGTACTATTGGCAAGGCGACTACACAGTTACCAACTGGGGAGACGACGAAAGCGAATGCGCGCCAGCATATGGCGAGGTCGAGGTATCTATTGACCACACGGCAAGCATTTCCTACAACGACGAAATAACCGACGAAGTAATTGAGGTAAAGCCAAGGCCAAGTTTATTGGCAGAATTAGAAATTGAAATTGAACGAAACCTTTAAAACTAAACACCTATGAAAGAATTAGTAAAAATCCAGGCGGAATTGAAAGCGCCTAAGAATCAATTTAACTCTTTTGGAAAGTATAAATACCGATCTTGCGAGGATATCCTAGAGGCCGTTAAACCTTTGCTGCTAAAATACGAATGCACGCTAACACTACACGACGAAGTTAAAGAAGTCGGCGGCTTGGTATTTATCGAGGCAACGGCCAGCATTCAAAAAGATTTAGAGGGCCGCACGGTTACTGCTCAGGCTGGAATTGATATTAACCGCAAAGGAATGGACGTAGGGCAGTCATTTGGAGCGTCCTCTAGTTACGCTCGAAAATATGCGCTTTCAGGCCTACTACTTATAGAGGATAGCCACTTGGACCCAGACGCAAGTAACGACCACACGCCAAAGCAACCGGTTAAAGTTGCGCCTACAGAGGAGCAATTTGCTTACATTGTTCGCTATTTAAATGGAACGGACGCGCAACGCAAACAAGCGCTTGAGGCAATGGCCAAGTACAATTTTAACAGAGATCAAAAGGACACTTTAGACGGCTTAATATAATGGCAAATTTATACGAAATAACAAGGGACGCGCTCGAATTAGCGTCCCTATTGGAAACTGAGGAACTAACGCCAGAATTAGAGGCAGCGCTAGTAATTAATCAAGAGCAATTGCAAGCCAAGGCTGGAAATTATGCCAAGGTAATCGCCAACATCCAGAGCGATGCGGACGCAATCGATAACGAAATAAAGCGTTTAAAAGCAATGAAAGAAAGCAAAGAGCGAGCGATTGACAGATTAAAAAGCGCGGTTAAAAACGCAATGCTGGTTAGCAATATCGAAAAAATAGAGTCGCCTTTATTTAAACTAAGCATTCGCAAAAGCGAGGCGGTGGAAGTTGACATTGTGGAGGCTTTGCCAGGTGCTTTTATAAACGTTAAAAACGTCGTAACCGCTGACAAAGTAGCAATTAAAGAGGCTATTAAACGCGGCGAATACGTTACTGGCGCCAGACTAATCGAAAACTTTAACCTCCAAATAAAATGAAACAAACCGCAGTCGACTGGCTTTTTGAGCAACTATGGGAAAAGTCAAAAGATAAATTTGAGTGGAATAGTGTTTTAAAACAAGCCAAAGAATATGAAAAAAAACAAGTAAAACACGCTTTTGAGATTGGTTTTATTTGCAATTCTTTAGGATGGGATTTTATAAAAGTTTTTAACAAATATTTTAAACAAAACTACAAATGAAATACTTAGGCAAAGAAATACAAAGACCAAACGACCTTGCGCCAAAAGGCGTTAGGTCAACTTATCAAACTGAAAAACTAACTTTTAACGAAACATTTGAGCGTTTATGGCTGCTAAGAAATTTGAAAAAATAGGCGTTATGGTGCGCGACTTGTATCTTGACGGATACACTAAAACCAGTATTAGCCAAGCGCTAGGTTTAACAGTCAATCAAGTAGGCTATATACTTTACACTTTGCTAAAACTGCACGTTAAAGCGCCGCGAAAAATGAGCAGCACAAACCTTGTCGAGTCGATGCCTAAACACCTAGTTAACCGAGTAATTACTTTGGCATCGTGGGGATATAATAATAAAGAAATTGCCGAGGACACGCGCTTGCCTTATAACCGCGTTCACGTTCTGGTCAAAGAGGCAACTCATAAAGATTTAATAAAAAAATTAGTTTAAATATTTTGCTATTCTTATTTATTGTTTAGATTTGCTAAACATTTAACCAAAACACCTATGAAAAAAGCAATTAAGATTACCGGAAAAATCCTTTACACAATTCTAGCCTTTGCGCCAATATTTGCGCTTGGCTACTTACTAGGACTAAAACTACTTTAAACCTATGGAAACTTTTAAAATTAAAACTATGCAAGTCGTTAACTCAGAATTTGAGTTACCGCAGTACTTTAAAGTTGGGGACCTTAATTTTATTAAGGTACTAAATGACCAAATGCATTTGCACGTTAGCAAACAAGACTGGGCCGCTGATCTTTACCCAGATATCAAGTTAAAGCCAAATAAAGTTTTATATTGGTTTGAGGCCTACACTTGGGAGGAAATAACAGAGGACGAATTTTTAACCGCTTACTTTGAGACAAAATATTTAATCGAAAAAACCGCTATAATCTTATGAAACCAGAAAGTCAAAACGCACTAATTAAAGGCTGGCTATTAAACGGCTATTCTATTACGCCAATGGAGGCGCTTAATATGTTTGGTTGTTTCCGCTTATCCGCTCGCATTGCGTGCCTACGCGAGGAAGGTATGCCCGTGGTTACCGATATGGTAACTATTAACGACAAACGCGTTGCACGTTATTATTTACAAAAATGAGAAGCAAGTATATTTTAAAGGTCAGCGCTGGTGAGTACCGCGCAGACTCTTTGTTTAAGTTAATTGTGGAGGTGCTAAGGCATCGTTTTTATCACCTAAAAAAGGACGGCAAATGGATGGATTAACAAAAGAGCAAATCGTTCAAGAGTTGCAATTTAGGGCAACTCAGAAATATCTAATTTACTTGGCGCTCCAGGAGATTATGCTAGACAATTACGAAGACTGCACGTTTTTAAAGCATTACGACCACGACCTAACGGTTAAGCATAAAAACATTATAAACTCGTTACAACGCAACGCAACAAAGGCATTTAAGTTTTTGGAGGGTTACGACGAAGGCGAGGCAACTATTAAGCAGTTTCACGATTTCGTCAAGTTGTTTGAGCGCATTCACGAATCTATTGACTGGGGTGGCTCAGTATATACCGACTGCTTGGCAGCCGTTGAACAAATTATTAACGATTATGAGAAGGCCAATACTAACTGAAGACGAAAAGCAACTGATCTTTGAAATGTGGCAAGACAGAACGCCAACCAAGGTAATTGCTATTAAGTTAAACCGGACTTACGCTTGCATTTATTTTCAACTAAAGAAAAGGTATTTAGTTGGATAATTTTAAAAGCGTTATATTTGATAAATGAAACATCCAAGAGGTCGGAGCCTTGAATGTTTCATAGGTGAAAACCAACCAGGCCCATCGACTCCGACACGATAGGGCCTTTTTTTATTTCTTATGCAAGGCAAAAAATCATTTGTTCTATATACCGACCAAAGAGAGGTATTTGAGGAACTAACCGACGAAGACGCTGGAAAGTTGATTAAGCATATTTTTGCCTACGTCAACGACGAAAACCCAGAAACAAACGACAAACTTTTAAAGGTTGCTTTTTTACCAATTAAGACCCAGTTAAAAAGGGATTTGGTAGTTTGGGACGAAAAGAAACAACAACGCGCTGAGGCTGGACGTAAGGGAGGTCTAGCAAAGGCTAGCAATGCTAGCGAAGTCCTAGCAAAACCTAGCAATGCTAAGCAAAACCTAGCAAACGTGGCTGTTAATGTAAATGGTAATGTTAATGTAAATGATAATGTTAATGTAAATGGTAATGTAATAAATAAAGAAAGCGCTAACGCACTTTTTTCTTTGGATGATATCTTTAATGATTTTAATAAAGAAAAGCCTTTAAAGCGTCCGTACTTTGAGCGAATGAGCGCAGTACATTCAACAGATACAGAAACAATTAAAAGCCATTTTAAAAAATGGGCCATAATTAAAGAAGGCGAATCAATGACAATTGCAAAAGCAGAAAACTCCTTTAACCTTTATTTGTCAAATAATTTAAAAAGTAATTTTAAGGCTTCAGAGAAAAAAGAAACTTACAACGTATTTGAGGAAATCTGGCAAGACATTCAAAAAGAAAAAGAACAATTAAAAAACCAAAACAATGACGGAGACAATTATTAAACACCTAAGAAAAATGGAGTTCGTTTGCGGACTTAAGCAGTTTAAAGAATACAAAAAAGAGGAAGCGACCGAGTTAATTAACTGCCTAAATGATCTATTTAAAAAATTTGGCTGGATGACCGAGGAAAGAGTAGACTACATTTTACAGGCTGGAATGCGGGGCCAATACGGCGACTTTTACCACGTTAATGAAAAGACGGTTAACGGCTGGATTAACCAGTATTACCAGCATCACCAAAGCCAAATCGTTATGGAAATCCAAAACCTCCACAACAAAGACCGAGAACAATCCCCAGAGGAAATTGCGCACTGGAATGAAATCGGAAAGCAGACGTTTAAAGACAACTACCAGCACGCAAAAGAAACTGGGACTTGCAGACACTTAGCAGAGTGGGGAGTTTATTGGTTTAACCGATTCCAAGAAAAAGGCATTTTAAAACCTTGGTTGTTTAACGTTGAGGAAATCGAGCAAGACGTTCGCAAAGAATTGCGGTTAACTAGCAGATACGTTGAAGAGTCAACAGTTGGCGCCAAAACAAAAAATAAGATTTGGAAATTGTTTATTTTGGATTCGATTAAAGAGAATAAAAAACTCGACGAAATTATATGAGGCACGGCTCTCTTTTTTCTGGTATTGGCGGCTTTGACCTAGCCTCTGAGTGGATGGGTTGGGAAAACGTTTTCCATTGCGAATGGAACGAATTTGGACAGAAAGTATTAAAACATTATTGGCCTAAAGCAATTACATACAATGACATTACCAAAACAGACTTCACTATTCACAGAGGATCAATCGACATTATTACAGGAGGATTCCCTTGCCAACCCTACTCAATGGCTGGAAAACGACTCGGAAAAGAAGACGAGCGCCATCTTTGGCCAGAAATGCGTCGAGCAATTCGAGAAATTCGACCGACCTGGGTCGTGGGCGAAAACGTTTTCGGCCTTGTTAATTGGAATGGAGGGATGGTCTTCGAAGAGGTGCAGGCTGATTTGGAGGCTGAAGGGTACGAAGTACAAGCGTTTGTTCTTCCTGCTGCAAGCGTCAACGCGCCACACAAAAGGGAACGAATCTGGATTGTTGCTCACTCCAAATCTTGTACAGATAGCGGAAACTCCAGAGAAGTATCAAGAGAGGCAAAAGAAGAGGACAGAGAATGGACTGAATCAAGCACCTCATCCAAACAACAAATACAACTGCCTACTGAGCCAAGTACTTTATTCGGGAATGTTACCAACTCCAACTGCAGTACAGAGAGACCATCCAGAGAGAGTGGAGGAATTAAAGAAAACTGGAGCAGAAACAATTCACAGTCGGAAAAATGGAGAATTAAGGCCGAACTCGATAATAGATTATATGAATTTTCACAATATGCTTCCGACTCCGAACTCAAGGGATTACAAAGATGCTCAGAGTCCAGAGAAATACGAAGCGAGAAAGGAGAAATGCGCGGAAAAAGGAATAAACTTGCAACTCAGTTTACCTCAATATCTAACGAATCAAATTTTGCCCACTCCAACAACTCACGACTCAAAGCATTCTCAATTCAAAAGCCCGAGTTGGCAGAGGAGAATAGATCAACATCACCTAGCGGAAACAGTTCTAGATTCATTTGTGGAGGATTACGATGGGAAACCTTCCCAATTAGCGCCCCAATTTGTGATGGAAATGATGGGATTTCCGCCAGATTGGACGGCATTACCTTTTCTAAATGGCGAAACGAATCAATCAAAGCCGGAGGAAACGCAATCGTCCCTCAAGTAGTGCATCAAATATTTAAAGCAATCGAACAATACAACAACTTAAACAAATAAAAAAAATGGAAGCAATTTACGCTGGAACTGCAAAGATAGTTCCAACCAAATTTGGAGAAATGACTAAGGTGAGTTTTAACAGAACGGACCTAGAGAAAATGGTTAAATTCCTAAACGAAAACGATACTGAGTGGATTAACTTGGTGATTAAAGAGAAAAAGGAAAAGCAACCTGGCAAGCCAACGCATTACTTGCAAGTCGATGACTGGAAACCGACCGCGGTAAAGGAAAAAAACGAGTTTGTTTCAGCAGTTTTTAAAAAGCAAATGAATCAAGAATATGAAAAAGAGACTTTGCCTTTTTAAGCCAAGCCAAGAAAATCTATTTAGCATCGTTAACACGGTGCTAAGTGTTTTCGCTTTAATGCATTTTAAAATGCCGTTTGGCTTTTTGTTTATGGTCTTGGTTGCATTGTTTACAATTGCAATGGATCAAGTTTACAAAGCCTGTAAATGATTAGTTTTAAACTAAACGAAAAGCCTTTAAGCGTAAACCTAGCCTGGCAAGGGAAGCGCTTTAAATCGCCAGCATATAAGAGTTATCAGGAGGCAATGCTTTTATTAATGCCAAAGGCTAAGATTGACGCAGAGCAAATGCTTAGGATTGAGTTTTTTTTCGGCTTTAGCAACAAGGCAAGCGACCTCGATAACCCGGTAAAACTCCTTTTGGATATTGCGCAAAAAAAGTACGGCTTTAACGACAAAAACGTTTTTGAGTTGAACGTCCGCAAATGCATTGTAAAGAAAGGCGAGGAATTTATACAAATGGGAATTTACCCTTTATTACCTTTTTAAACAAATTATCTGTTTTTGATTGGATAATTATTTAAAAGTTATATTTGCAGAAACAACAACAAAATGAGTTTAGAAGAGGGTCGACTAATTAGACAAGCACGAAAGCGCAGCGGATTTACGCAAATAGATTTAGCGGATAAAATTGGGATTAGTTTCCAGCCTATTAACAGAATAGAGAATGGATTTGAAAGCGTTTCCCTACACAACTTGCGGCTTATTTGCGAGGCTATTGGATTAGAGGTAATAATTCAGAATAAGAATGCCTAAAGGATTGCCGAAAAGTAAATTAGATTATTCGCTGGAGATTCGTTACCGCTTACGGGATGGCAATTGGAGCGAGTGGAATAACAAAGGCAAAGGATGCTTTACTAGCATTGAAGTTGTGCAGCGTCAAATTAGACTGATTGCCGCGGCTTACCAAGGTCGAGAAAAAGAGGTAAGGTTTGAGCATAACGGTAAACTTTGCGACTTTGCTGGAAACGTTACAAATGCAGTAATAAAATTAATTTAGTGTTTTTTTGGGTTTATGTTTTGTAGTAAAGCCTTGTCCAATCGGGCAA